TCCTCGGCGCGGCCTCCACGGCCTACCCGCAGAACCTGATCTACCACAAGGACGCCATCTCGTTCGCCACGGCCGACCTGCTGCTGCCGCAGGGCGTGGATATGGCGTCTCGTCAGGTTCACAACGGCATCTCGCTGCGTGTCGTGCGCCAGTACGACATCAACAACGACCGCCTGCCTTGCCGTATCGACGTCCTTTACGGCTTCAACACCATCCGCCCGCCCATGGCCGTGCGGCTCTGGGGCTAAGGCACAGGAAAGGAGAACACGAACATGGCAATTCCGAATGGCGGCGGCGGTTACCAAGTCGGTGACGGCAACCTCAACGAACCGCTGATCGACGCGATCCCGGCGCCTGTTGAGGTCACCACGGCGGCGACCCTTACCGCGGCCCAGGTGCTGAACGGGCTGATCCTGGCGAACTCCGGCATTACGGCGTCGGTGAACTACACCCTGCCGACGGTGGCGAATTTGGAACTGGCTCTGTCCAACTCGGACAAGGTGGGGACGTCCTTCACCTTCCGTCTGGTGAACCTCGGCACGTCCTCCGGCACCGCCGTGATCGTCACCAACACCGGCTGGACGATCACGGGTTCGCTGACGATGACCATCCCGGTCACGACCGGCGCCCAGTTCGTCGCCCGCAAGTCTGCGGCCGGCGCTTGGACGCTCTACCGCGTTAAGTAAGCGTACAGGCCCCCTGCTTCGGCAGGGGGCCACCCTTTTTCGGAGCTTCCATGTCAGTCATTTACCTCGCCCATCCTCGCCACGGCGTTAAGGTCGCCACGATGGACCTTGAAGCCCAGCAGGATGAGGAGAACGGCTGGACGCGGATGGCAAGCCCGGACGCGGCCCCCGTCAATATGCTGGCACGCGACGCCGGGGATGATACAATGGCGTCTGAGGCCCCGCGCCGACGAGGCCGCCCGCGCGCCAACAAGGACGATTGACATGGCCACGGCAGGCGACATCATCAACGGATCGCTCCGTCTGCTGGGCGTGCTGGCTGAAGGCGAGACGCCGTCCTCTGAGACGTCTCAAGACGCTCTCAACGCCATGAACCAGATGATCGACAGTTGGAACACCGAGCGCCTCGCCGTGTTCGCAACCCAGGACCAAATAGAAACGTGGCCGCCCGGCGCGATCTCCCGCACCTTTGGCCCGACCGGCGACATTGTGGGCGAGCGGCCGATCCTGGTGGATGACGCCACCTATTTCCGCGATCCGGCGACTGGCATCTCCTACGGCCTCAAGCTGATTAACCAGCAGCAGTACAACGGCATCGCCGTGAAAACCGTCACCAGCACCTACCCTCAGGTGCTGTGGGTCAACATGACCCACCCAAACATCGAGATGTACGTCTATCCGGTGCCGACAAAGGTGCTGGAGTTCCACATCGTCTCTGTGCAGCCCCTGTCGCAGCCGGCTGGCCTAGCTACGCAACTGGCGTTCCCGCCAGGGTACCTGCGCGCGTTCCGCTACAATCTGGCCTGCGAGATGGCGCCGGAGTACGGCGTGGAACCATCCCTTCAGGTGTCGCGCATCGCCATGGCGTCGAAGCGCAACCTCAAGCGGATCAACAACCCGGATGATGTGATGGCGCTGCCCTACAGCATCGTGGGGACTAGGCAGCGCTACAATATCTTTGCCGGCAACTACTAATGAAGACGCCGATCCTCGGATCCGCCTATGTGGCCCGCAGCGTCAACGCTGCGGACAGCCGCATGGTGAACCTGTTCCCCGAGATCGTCCCCGAAGGCGGCAAGGAGCCAGCGTTCCTTCAGCGTGCGCCAGGCCTGCGGCGGCTTGCCACTCTTGGCGGCGGCCCGGTGCGCGGCTTGTGGACGTTTGGTGGGTATGGCTACGCGGTGTCGGGCAACACGCTGTACAAGATCGACAGCTTTTGGGTGGCAACGGCAAAGGGCACCGTCACCGGCTCTGGCCCGGTGTCGATGGTAGACAACGGCACGCAGTTGTTCATCGCCGCTGGCGCTGACGGTTTCATCTACAACGCTGGCACGGACGTCTTCGCCCAGATCACCGACCCGGACTTCCCCGGCGCGACAACCGTGGGCTTCATCGACGGCTACTTCGTCTTCAATGAGCCCAACAGCCAAAAGTTCTGGGTGACGGAGCTACTCGACGGAACGTCGGTGGATCCCCTCGACTTCGCCAGCGCAGAGGGTTCGCCCGACAACCTCGTCTCGCTGATCGTGGACCACCGCGAGATCTGGCTGTTTGGCCAAACGTCGGTTGAGGTCTGGTACAACGCCGGGCTTCCTGACTTCCCGCTGGCCCGCATCCAGGGCGCGTTCAACGAGATTGGTTGCGCGGCGCCGTTCTCTGTCGCCAAGCTGGATAACGGAGTCTTCTGGCTTGGCGCCGACGCTCGCGGGCGGGGCATCGTCTACCGGTCAAAGGGCTACATCGGCGAGCGGATCTCAACGCACGCCGTCGAATGGCAGATCCAGCAGTACGCCGACATCTCTGATGCCACCGCATACACCTACCAGCAGGACGGCCACTCGTTCTACGTCCTGAACTTCCCGACCGCCGACATCACCTGGGTGTACGACGTCGCCACACAGGCGTGGCACCAGCGTGCCGGCTGGCTAAACAACCAGTTCACCCGCCACCGCGGCAACAACCAGATGTCGTTCAATGACGAGATCGTCGTCGGGGACTACCTTACAGGCGAGATCTACGCCTACGACCTTTCGGTCTACAGCGAGGCGGGAAGCATCCAAAAGTGGCTGCGGTCGTGGCGTGCCTTACCTACCGGCCAGAACAACCTCCTCCGCACGACGCATCACAGTCTCCAGCTTGACTGCGAGTCTGGCGTAGGCCTGGACGAACCGCCGAACGCCATAGACCAGTTTGGAAGGGAGCAAATCGCCGGGTATCTCACCACCGAGTCTGGCGACCGTTTGGTAACTGAGAGCGGCGATCTCATTTACATTACCGTTGCCACCACTCCGGCTACGACCATGACCCCCCGCGTCATGCTGCGCTGGTCGGATGACGGCGGTCACACCTGGTCGAACGAGCATTGGCGGTCGATGGGGCGGATCGGCCAGACTGGCCACCGCGTCCTTTGGCGGCGGTTGGGCATGACGATGAAGCTGCGCGACCGCGTCTATGAGATCTCCGGCACCGACCCGGTGTCGGTGACGATTATGGGTGCTGAACTCATCGCGAGCCCGACCCGTGCCTGAGAACATTACGCAGATCCCCGCCGCGCGGGTGCCTATCGCGGAGACGCCGACCCCCTACCCTGCGCGCCCGTGGTATCGCTACCTCTACAACCTGTTCGCCATCCTAGGCAGCGGCTCGCTGCGGAACGGCGCGTTCCACGACGAGACGACGCAGACAGCCGCCGCGCCCAACACCGCATACGCGATGACGTTCAACAAGACCGACTACAGCCAGGGCGTTTTTCTGGGTACGCCTACGTCTCGCGTCTATGTGGACCGCCCTGGCCTGTACAACTTCCAGTTTTCAGCGCAGTTTGTCAGCACAAGCGGCGGCGCCAAAACCATCTACATTTGGGCCGACGTTAACGGCACCGCCGTTCCGCAATCTGCAACTACGATTACAATGAGAGGTTCCAACGACGCTTACCTAGCTGCTTGGAACTTTTTTATCCGTATGAACACCAACGACTATTTTCGCCTGCGGTGGGCAACCAGCGATACGAACGTGGCTATCCAAGCGTCCGCAGCAACTGCTTTCTCGCCCGCCGTCCCTTCTGTTATCCTCACCGTTGCCGCGAACATAGGTGAATAATGGCCGTCCTATCCCCCCAGCCCAAGATGCAGTTCACGACGGCCGCCGGCGTGCCTCTCTCGGGCGGCAAGGTCTATACCTATGTTGCTGGCACCACGACGCCGCAGGCGACGTTCACGGACTATACGGGCGCCACGCCTAACACCAACCCGGTCATTCTGAACTCCCGCGGTGAGGCGAACATCTGGCTTGGTGGTGCGCTGTACAAGTTCATACTGACCGACACCAACGATGTTGAGATATGGACGGTCGATTACATCTCCGCGCCTACGTCGGCCGTTTCGCCTGTCCTGTCGGGCAACGTCACCATCGACAGCGACACGCCGGGCCCGGCGCTCAAGATCACCCAGACCGGCACCGGCCCGGTCCTGCGCGTCCAAGACAGCGCGGATCCGGACGCGACGCCGTTCATCATCGACAACGCGGGCAACGTCGGTATCGGCACGGCAACGCCCACGGCGCAGTTGGAGGCGACCGGTGCAGCCAAGATCGGCTCGCTGACGCTGACGTCGGCGCCGCTCCCCGTCGCCAGCGGCGGCACGGGTCGGGCTACGCTGACCGCCAACAACGTGCTGATCGGCGCCGGCACCAGCAGCGTGACGTTTGTCGCACCAAGCACCAGCGGAAATGTGCTGACGTCCAACGGCACGTCCTGGGTCAGCCAGGCGCTTACCGCCATTCAACTCCGCGAGCAGCTTTTTCTGTCCAGCGGGACATGGGTCGCCCCGGCCAACGTCACCCAGGTTCAACTTGTGGTCGT